GGAACACTTCAAAAACTGTAATTCCTCTATGTGGTCACAGACTATGACTTTAACGTCGTAACCAACTTTACAAGCAGCTTCTCTAATTAACCCGGCACAATCCTCTTTACGTATATTTTCGGTAATAACGTTACATATGGATAAGAATATGCCTATATTTGCCATGTTGTTCACAATAGTGGTTAATGGGCTACCACTATACAAAACTTGACCATCTGGCTTTAAGTATACTTTGTGCTTTGTACCTCTATCATAAGACGAGATACGACACACACTACTCAATTGCCTAAACATGGAATCCCAGTCATCTCCAGCATCAAAAGTCTCTCTGAGAAAATTAAACACTGGATCATAATTAGAGCCGTCGCAGGCGGAGATATCTACATTCGCCATAAAATGCCCATCTGCACATCTTATATTGACTATAGAGTCATCAGAAAAATAAACGAAACTTACTAGCGCAGTACTATAGATAAAATCTTGGTACATCTTGACTAAATTATCGCCCTCTGGTACTACAAATTTGGCGTAGCCACTGCCAAATCTGAACTCCTCTTTAAAGCAATCTTTTATCGAATCAATCAAGTAAGCACCTGATATGGTACCTTCGGCTCCTAGACTTGCGATTGCTCGCATGTACTTGCCTATTGGTAAGACCTCATCCTTCTTGCAGGAGTATTCAACATACCCCTTTGTCAACCTAACGGGGTCCCCTAGCAAAGCGCTCTGCTGCCAAAACTTCATGGCATTAACTCTCTCTGCTTTCTTAACGTGAGGCATGTCGACATACTCCTGTCTAGCTTCAATTCCATCCATTCGCTCCCTTCGATAACCGCGGTCGTACAGCCCACGCATTTGCGACTTCCATTCAGAAAATCCTCGCATGTTCCCGAAATTCTCATATTGGTTCTTTTTGAGTAATTCGTGGTGTCCAGGATATTCTAGGGCTCTCTTACATGTCAATCGCCTAACGGCTCCGGTCAAGCCATCATTGTCTGCACGATACAGTGTACCTCCTATACCGAAACAAGGTCCAAATCTTGAACGGTACTCCATTTTGCCAGCGCGCTGCTCAGGGAAGTGTAGGCCGGTCTGATCGTAAAAATCAGACTTGGACTCGACCCACACTCCCCAAGCAGCACGTTTAACCACCATAAATCGCCCTGAATCGACATACTCTTTTGTGTTACACACTGTGTTCTTTACGAACACAGCCTTGTGTTTCACGAATCGGTATTTGCCGTCAGGGCCCCCTAGTCAGCTGTCGTAACATGGCCAATAGCTATCAACCTCTGCTTTACATTCAACCGTCTGCACCGCTTTAATTATCTCGGATTCATTTATGAAATGCTGTATCGTGTCAGCCATGATCTGGCTGTTCACGATATGAGCCGGGAAATTCATACGGGCGTACTGGTTGGCTGAGTTGAGTAGTTCTTGTTTCTTAACGCCATCAACCAAGGAATTGTAATTGCTAAATCGTTTCGCAACTTCTTCAATAACTTGCGGATACACTGTAGCACGTCTAACGTACCTAAAACCGGCGGCGTAAGCTTTATCATATTCCTTAATATCATGATACTCCGATGGTTTCCTTTCTACACTCAACACATCATTGGCGATATTTTCATACCGTCTCCAATGTGTGACCCAAAAGTAACGCCATGCATGATACAAGAAAGTTATTACTGCCACTACAGTGTACATTTCCAACTCAAAATACTGATATGTTGAAGCGCAGATGTAAGCAATGAACAATACCCTCAAGGCCAGCAGCAATATTACTACTAACAATTCGTATATTCTACGAACGAATGGTGGTCTCTCCTTCCTCATAACAAACGCATAAGGGTACATTTGAAACAAGGATATAAACGACAAGACAATAAGCAAGTTCTCTCGGGGAACCAGCACTTCCCTACCGAACATTTGATACTTATCCCAACCAAATGAATACTTGTCTAATATTGACAAGGCACACCACGTCAGTAGTAAAACTGAGCAATACGAAATAGAGAAGTACAGTCTGGGATGTCTTCTGCGTTGGGTGTGTTGCACCATGGCCAGGTGCTCCATTATAGTTGGAACAGCATACTCGCTTTTAGTCAACAAGTCAATTTCTCGCGTGGTGAGATGCCTGCTGACTACCGGATTAAAGAACCCGGTAGGTCCGAATACGCTGTCTTCTTGTCGCTCCCCGAATATTCGCCAGTCACAAACTGTATCACGCACTTCCAAATGTCCTTGACTAGCTCCGCCATATGTCTTTGTGGTAGACCTACAACTTGGACAAGGGATCGTCTCAGTATATTGTTTGTGCCGACTGTAATGCAAATGCGCATTTCTACCAGCACACTGCGCACAATACAAGCAGCCACAGCTATGATAGAACCTGTGGTCAGGCTCCATTTTAATGACTTGCTGCATTGAACCGTCGTGGTTAATAGGTATAAACTCCTTCAAACCTACTCGCATGCAATTCAAACACTGGTACACATCGGCATCACGACCGCTGGGGGGGCGATCCAATTTCGGGGCCGGTCGCGTCTCCTTACGCTCCGGTTTAATGACTAAGCAGCCTGATCGACTGCTATCGGGCAGTTGTTTTAGCGCGTCGTCTATATTTTGGCGACGTTGGTGGCCTTGACCGCGGCCACCAATCTTGCTCCGGCATCTGCCTTGCCGTTTGCCACGTGGTCCGTCCCCGGCTGGGTCAGAAGAATATTCAGGCCCAAGCAGCAACTGCCTACGCCGTTCATCTCCGTCCCTACCGCTTGTGAGACCCATGACATACCTAACTAATCCTAATTCGTGCACGGTCGGTCTGAATGGCACGTTTGCTGGATTTCTCACAGCATAAAATGTGTGTCTATTAGCCCTAACAAATGATCTACTATCCATACAATGAGAAATATATTGGGAGGTCTTATGCTTTAGCGCCTCATGCATACTCCAACTTCAGGCGTGGAGC